TGCGCTCACGTTCGGTGGTGGAGGTCTGGGCGTTGTCTACGGCCGTGGTTGCTGATTGTGATGCAGCGGCTTGTGCTGCCTGGGCGGCTTGGGCGGCGGTCTGAGCTGTACTGGCCGAGCCGGCTGCAGCGGTTGCGGACTGCTCCGCAGCGTTCTTAGCGGCAGTCGCATCGGTTACAGCCTGGGTGGTGGACTGACGATCCTCAGCCGTCTGCTGAGCGTTAGCAGCGGTAGCCTCTCGGTCCTGTCCGGTCGCTACTCGATCGGCGGCGGTGGCCTGGGCATCAGCGGCTGTGGCTTGCCGGTCGGCAGCCGTCGCGGCGCGGTCCTCAGCAGTGGCCACACGATCTGCGGCCGTGGCCTGGCGATCCTCTTCGGCGGCATTCGCGGCGTTCTGCGCATTAAGGCGGTGGCCCGATGCAGAATCCCGGGCCGCCTCGGCTTCATCTCGGGCCGCTTCGCTTTGCTGGCGTGCAAGCTCAGCACCAGAAAGCACGGCCTGACCCAGCGAGTAGTCACCAGGCGTTTCGATGACCTCGACTTGTGCGGACTCGGTAGTCTCCAGCGTGCTCATCGGGTCACCTCCCGGCTCAATACTATTTCTCCATGAATCAGACGCTGAACCAAGCCGGTTGCCCAGTGAATCTCAAGGTCATAGACCGCTTTGTCGAAATTAAGCGCGGCGGTCTGCTCTGCGGTCAAATAGATGCCGAAGGTGCCACCGATGGCGTCATGAATCACGATTTGGCCGTTTTCGGTTGTCATGTCCAGGTACTGCAGACCAGCCCGCGGGGCCGGTCGCGCCTGAGCCTTGATCTGGGCGCTGCTCAGATCGACTGGCGTGCCGTCGCTTTTCCAGGTCCACCGTTTGTCGTAAGTGCTGCCCTGGTAAATCAGCAAGTCCTCGCGGGCGGGCTCTATCATGTCGCCTGTCCTGTGATTTGGGTGTAATCATTTACATGGTCCGGCCCAATCTTGGGCGCGTAACCGACATAAACTTCGGTGATGTTGGTGTCGTCGCCAGCCCACTCACTGCTGCCCAGGTGAACCGTCTGCTCCCACTCCACGGTCCAGACCTCGAACTGATCGAGCCGGTCATCTCCCCCGAAGCCGGTGATGTCATCCGGGGCTGCACCGATAAACTGCGCAGGGCCAACGGGCAGGCCCCAGCGGTTTTGATGAACGAAATGGGAAAACGCACCGGTCAGCTTGCGGATCTCTTTCTTTGCCGACAGCTTTCGGAAGCTGAGGATCAGGTGGGCCTCGAAACGGGCTGTGACCGCCAGCTGGCCGGTACCGGGATCGTCTGGGCCTGCATCCAGTTGTGTGAGCTCTACCAGGCAGGCGGGGGCGCTGAACCGGTCGCGGTCGTCGCGGTAGACCTCGACGGTCTGAAACGTGGAGAACTGCTCGGCAATCTTCGCCAGAATGGCATCCAGCAGCGCGTCCAGTTCTACTTGCGTTTCTGTGTTTGCCATTGGAGCTCTCTCTCGAAGATTTTCAGGAACTCGGCGTCAAAGGCTTCGGTGCCCAGAAGCTGGTCCTCGATCCAGGCGTCTGCCTTGTCGCGGATCGGCACGGTCTGCTTTTCAATGGGGAGGCGGGCCTTGCCTTTACGCTTGAACACTTTTCGGGCATCGCCCCGGCCGGAGGCAATAAACGCGCCTGGTACCCGGCGCTTGCCTGCACTGACACCCCTGCTGGTTTGCCTTGGGGTCAGGTCCATGTAATCGATGGGGTCCAGCCCGTAGAAAACGGTGACCTCACTCTGTCCGCCCTTGCTGCGCACCCGGAACGACTTCAGGCGGCGACGCAGGGCCTTCTGTTTGATGTCCAGCTCTTTTGACAACCCCCGGGCTGATCGGGTCTTGAGCCAGCGGGCCATTTTATTGAGCGTGCTTCGAAACGCCTTGCGCACCTCGGTATCGGTGGCCATCAGATCCAGCTGCAACTGATTGAGCCGATCTGCATGGACTTCCAGATCGATAAAGCTCACGTTACTGCTCCGCCAGATCCAGTGACGCCATACCCGTTCCGTCGGATTGCGCGGGGGTCAGGACGTCGTAAGTGGTGCCATCAATGGTGATGGTGTCGCCCCGCTTTGCGTCTTTTAGATCCGCCAGCTTTCCCATGAAGCGCGGACGGCTGGAATCCATCTCGTACTCGCCGATCTGGGCATTCAGGTATGGATCATCAAAAATGCCGGAGACCGGCTTTGAGCCTCCGGACTGGAAAAACAGCTGGGCCTTGGTGGCGAATTCCTCGTCATCCAGGAAGTCGTCCAGGTTCTCCCAATCCAGAGCAGGCATTACTGCGCCTCGGCTGCTTCAATCGCGGCGATCAGCTCGGCCTTTTTCATGCTCTCGAAGCCGTCGATCTGCAGGGCTTCGGCCACATCCTTGAGCTCGGCCACGGTCATTTCGGACAATGCCGGGCCTTCCTGGTCCTCGGTTTCAACCAGAACCGCCTTGCCACGCCGAATCAGGCTTTTGGCTTCGGATTCAGGGACGCCAGGCAAGACAGTGCCGGGCTTTACGATATCGCCACCAACGACAAACGCGCTGGTGCATTCGATGGTCAGGGTTTTCTTCGCCATGGTCATTCCTCACGTGAGACAAGGGGCCGCATCAGCGACCCCTGCCGTAGACTGCGGTTTACTGGGCGACGTAGCGGCCGAGACAGAAGCTCTCGACGTTACGCAGCACCATGTCCACATCCTGCATCGCCACGATGCGCAGGCGTCCCTTTGCGCTGTGGGTGTACGGATCGGCAGTCAGCTCCAGACCGCCCCACATGCCGATGATCGCGTCGGCGAAGTTGCCGAAGATCAGGTCGCCAGCGTTGATCTGGTTGGTGACCTCGGTACCGTAGCCGTTCACGCTGTTGCCCGGCTCCCAGATGGGCTGGCCGGAGGTGCCCGCGAACTTCTCGGTGGTCTTGAGAGTGCCACGCAGGCCGGAGGCCATGATGTAAGTCATGGCGGAGACGTCCGCGTTATCGGCGGCAATCTCGGACTCCATCTTGACCACTTCGGCGTAAGTCGGGCCGTTCGCGGACGCGAAGTTCACCGCGTTGATGCCGGAGGTGTTGGCGATGCCGGTCGGCTGAGAGTCGCTGCCGGTTCCGTAGAAGAACGCTTTGTCGATGGTCAGCGCCAGCGCGGTGGCCAGGTCAGACCGGACCAGGGCTTCCACGTCCATGGAGGACTGCATCAGCATCCGGCGAGTGATCTCGGACAGGGCCGCCACAGTCTTCGGGCGCAGGCCGATCTGGCCGAGCTCCAGGATGTCCTCCGGCGCATCCTCGTCTTCCCCGATCCAGTAGCCGGACGCGGCGGCGGTCTGCTTGGGCAGATCGAAGTTACCGACGAGGCCAGCCATGCTGGTGCCAACGCGCATCGCCACGGCGCGGTTACGCAGCAACTCAATGAACGAGCTGGTCATCAGCGTGGTGTCCACGACGTTGCCGCCAGTGTCGCCACCGTTGGTGCCGCTGGTGCTGGTGTTCAGGGCGCGACGCAGAACGTCAGGCGGAACCACGAGGCCCTCGACATCACGCTCCATGTTGTCAGCGGCCGCACGGGAGGCTTCCATCTCGAACGCAGCAGCTTCTTGAGCGCGGCGGTCGGTCGGGTTGGCCAGTGCGCGGATGGCTTTGAGGAAGCTGTACTGGCGAACCTCGCCATCGGACAGGCCGATGTTGCCCAGGTCGCGGGCCGGGCGGTCGGTGTCGCTCAGTTGCTTGGAACGCTGGGTGTGCATGTTGTCCAGCAGAGCCCGCTGGAAATCTTCCGGCTTCTTGCCTTCGCTGACGAACTGTGTGGCGAGCTCGACGTTTTCGTACTGGCGACCCATGTCCATGATGGCCTTGACGCGCTGCTGCTCGGCTTTCACACCGGCATCGCGGGCCTCGGCTTGCGCCTGGCCTGAGCGTTCAATCATTTCCAGGACTTCAACGATCTTGCCGTTTTCATCCACTTTGGCGCGTACAAGGTTGCCCTTGTCGTCGCGGAGAATCTTTTCCATTGTGCTGCCTCGCTGTTGTGCTGCAGATTCATTAGATTTACCAGAATTCTCACCGCCAGCCGGTACCGGCTCCGCTGGCAGTGGTTCCGCTGAGCGACCCACGCCCACCGAAGCATCTGCCGGAACCGAGACGATACTGATCTCGTGAGGCTCCCAGTCAGTGACGCGCACCATGTCCGCCATACCGGCCCGCTCCTCGACTTCAACCTTATGAATCGAGTAGCCCACCGATACGTGGCGACGGATGCCGTCCACAATGTCCTGCCACACCTCAGAAGCGCGTGCCCCACGGCCAAAGCGCACCACAGCCCGGCCTTTCCGGTCTGCTCCCAACGTGACGGACTCCACTACGCCTACCTGGTCATCGAAATCGTGATTGACCAGTAGGGCGGCTCCATTCTCCAGGCGCTCAGTTCTCATAGCTCCGGGAGAGTGATCGAGTACTTCCATGCCGAACCAGCGTTCGACTTCAACTTCACTGGAAAACGCGAGCTCGACGGTTCGCTTTTCCTCATCGATGGCCCGGATCTCCTGCATGACCGCATCCCGGCGCAGACCTTCGGCCTTGAGCTTGCGGATCTGCTCATCGGTGATGGCGCGATTCTGGATCGTGCCGACGAGGGCGCGGGCCTTGTCGGTCTTGGCGGTTTCGGTATCCGGGGTCGGTTTGACCGGCTCCAGCTGCCGGTCCTTCCTGTTTTCTTCAAGCATCGTTTGGCTCCTGGCTTGGCTGGTTGCCTGCGGTCGGGGTTTGCATGGGATCACCCAGCGTGGAATCGACAATGGCTTCGGGGATGCCGGCATCGATCATGGCCTGCCGGTCTGCCGCCCACTGACGCCAGACAGAGCGGGGATCGCCACCACGTTCACGGATAATCTGGCTGGGGCTTTTGAACTTATTGGCCACGTCCCGGGCGGCGGTCTTGGAGTCCTTGTCCGGGTCCACCCAATCCCAGCGCCGGGGTTGCCAGCGGTGAGCGCGGTACTTCTCGATCCGCTCGGGGCGAAGGGTCGCACCTGGGCGGTTGCCAACGGCGATGCCCTTCAGCAGAGCCCGGGGTAGCCAGGCCTCGAAAATGCGCTCCAGCAGGGTTTCGATGAGCCACTCCTGAAGCTCTTTCCAGCCATCCCGCTCGGTCAGTGCACCGTCACGCAGGCTGGAGAAGTTCACGCCCTCGAGGTCGTTGGCGAGCTTGTTGTACTGGACGCCGAGACCGGTGGACATGCCCCGGATCATCTGTTTGGAGAACGGTTGAGTCTCGCCGGTAGGGAACTGCGGACTGCGCTCCTTGAACCGGAGCCCTGGCGGTAGCTCGTCATAGCTGCCCGGGTCGGCATCCATATACAGCGGGCTATGCTCGCCTTCATCGTCCTCGTCAGTCGGGCCGAAGCCCTCATCCCATTCGAAGAAACCGCCCTTGGCAGCGGATGCGCGGGCGTTGACCAGAGCGGCCTGCTCAAAGCCGTTGAGGTTGTGCATCCGCATAACGGCGGTCACCATCCACGGCAGGCCCCGGCGTTGGCCGACGAGATCCTCGATGTACCCGTGAATCACCTCATCAGCGGGCAGGGTGACGTAGTAGCGCCCGCCATAGTTGTAGTCCGACTCACTTTCATCGGTGGTAGTGAACAGGAAGCGGATCGGCTTGCCCCATCGGTTGTACCGGATGCCGTGACGGATGAACTCACCGTTGGCCAGCTTGTCGACGTTGAAGTCCACCGGGCAACGCTGTGGGTCCAGGATCTGCAGGCCCAAGCCCCAATCGTTCAGGCTGGAATCAAACACCAGGCGAATCATGTACTCGCCATTGGTGGCGGCATCATCCACCGAACGGCTCAGAATCTGGCGCAGGGACCGCTTGCCGCTGACATCGCACACGCCCCGGGTCGCCCACCGACTGAAATCGGCCTCGATGGCGTCATTGGCCCGCTCGTCCAGCTGGCCATCGGGATCACTGGCCATGGCCTGCAGGGCAATGCCCTGGTGCCCGACGATGTTCTGACGACACAGGCGCAGGAATCCGCGCGCATAGTCGTTGGTCAGGGCCAGATGACGAGCACGGGCTACCAGCGGCCGCTGATTCTTGGTGACGAAATCATCCGCCGGTACCGGAACCGTCGGCAGGTCACCGCTCAGGCGGTCGGATCTCGCCTGCTCCAGCAGGGACCGGCTCAGGCCCTTGGGCATCCGGTTCACTCGGCGGGTTGTCTTGGGCGGTGTTTCGGGCTCGACCGGCTCCGGAGTCCGCTTTTTGAAGGGATTAAACGCCATTACCGAACCTCACGAGGATGGGGCGGCCCAGGGTCTGCTTGCCGCGTCGGCGGGCCTTGAGCTGGGCAACTTCGGCGCGGTAGACCTCGCGGAGCTTCAGCAGCTGGCTGATCGGGGTCCGGCGCAACTCCCGGTTATTGATCCGGTAGCTGTCCTGATCCTTCGTGGCGCGGCCCTCGATGACGGCCTCGATGGATGCGAGGACTTTCTCGGCATGGGCGCGGCCGTCAAAACTGGCGTCCGCCTGAGCGAGATCCGGCAAGATTTGCAGCGAGCCGGACTCGATCTCGTGGGTGTCGGTACCATCGGTGACGCGCAGGCTGTAGAAGTAGGTGCCTGGTGCCCAGCCCTGAGTGTTGGCCACTGTCTCGGCCAGGGTGTGATCCTTGCCGTCGGAGTCGCCCTCGATGTCGATAAATCCGGCACCACGCAGCAGCAGCAGGCTCGACCACTGCGGGCCGTGATAATCCGCCAGCTCAAACGTGACACTCAGTGTCAGGCCAGCCGTGATCTTGTTGGGAATAAGCGCCATGCGTCACCAGTTGTTGACCCAGCTTTTCCGGGGTCTGGAAGTTCTGCGCTTAGTCTTGCGTTTAGGCGGTGGCGTCTCCGCTGGCAGTGGTTCCTTTTTGGTTTCCTTCTTCGCCGCCAGCTTTCCATCTGGCCACTGCTCGTCATCGGTTTCCGTGGCGGCTCGCTGCAGGCGCTCAAGGTGCCGGCGCAGGTGAGGGCTGGCGATTTTCAGGGCGGCATAGGCGTACACCCGGCAGTCCAGAGCCTCGTTCCGGGGTCGTGTCTGATGCCATTCGCGTTTCGGGACGCCCTTGATGTACTTGGTGACCAGCTTCTCGGCGGTAACCTGGTGGAACCACTCCGCTTCCCGGGAGTCGGGAATATGGCAGTAACCCGGGCCGGGGTCGGTGATGGCCAGACGACGCATGACGGTCAGCTTGCCCTCGTCGACGCCTACGGAGAACAGATCCACCTTGCGCTGGGCCTTGCCGGTTTTCTTCCTGGAAGGCGCAGTGACCACAGGGCGATCCCAGCCAGGGACACCCTTGATGGCGAATAGTCGCCGGCCGGTCTTGCGCCGGACATACTCGTAGGCCCGCTGGGTGTAGCCGGTGCTGCCCCCGGTATCCAGACACGCAGCCAGAATCCCCAGGTGTGCGCCGGTTTCGTGTTTCCAGGTGGTGCTCAGGTAGTCGTCCAGATCCTCCCAAACCTCATCCCGCAGCGGATCGCCCCAGAGCACCGTGAAATCCACGGACCAGGACTCCTCGCCAATGCCCCAGGCGACTGTCTCGATTTCCAGACGATCCTGCTGCATGTCGATACCTGCGGTCAGTACGGCACCGCCAGCCGGTACCGGAGCCGCGAATTCCTCGGTGCGCTGCATCAGGACATGGGAGTCGGCCTGCTCGCCCTTTTCCTCCCACGTTTCCGCCAGCGAGACGTTCACGAAGGACTGCAGGTCACCGGCGTGCTTCTTGTCCAGGAACGATTGAACGATGTCCCGCAATCGCCGGAAACAGGAATAGAGCTCGTTCAGGTGGTAGCTGGCATGGCCCCGGAAGGGCTTGGCGGCTTTCCAGCCGTGACCGCTCTGTTCAGCGGTGCGGATCGCCGCGATGCGTTCGCCATC